ATGCTTATGCTTATGCTTATGCTGCTGCTGCTGCTGCGAGAGAAAAAGCACGCGCACGCCAAGCCGACATAATCCGAGGTATTTTGCTATGACCTGCGACGACAACACGCTGATAGCCTTCCTGATCGCTGGAACAATGGCCGGCTATGTCTTCGGCTTCATATGGACGTCAATCGCCCGGAAAGGAGACAATCATGGAAATGGAAAATGAAAATGAAAACGGAAATGAGTTACGTCTATTTGTGTGGGAGGGGTTTTCACCCGACAACACAAACGGCCTAGCATTCGCTATCGCAAAAAATGAAACAGAGGCGCGAATTCTAGTAGAGGAGGAAAACGGCAGCAATATATATTGTTGGGGCGAGTTGAAAATTTACCCAATTACGAAACGTCTTGCAAAATGTGTAGAAGGAGGAGCGTGAAATGAACACACCAAACGACACAGCAAACGCGGAGGACTTTGAGGCGCTGTATCTGGCTTACAAGGCGAAGTATGAAGCGGCGGAATTTGCGCTGAACCAAATACAAGAGGCTATTAACAACTGGTGGAATGATAATGGGAGCTAAACAATCCGCGGCAATGGACAAGGCATTGCAGCTAGTCCGCCAAGGTCATAAACTAGCTACAGCGGCCAAGGAAGCCGGGGTAAGTCGTCAGGCATTGGCGGCGGCTATGAAACGGCATAGGCTTGCGTTTAAGCGCGTGCTGGTGGATAGTGGTACGCCGCCTTAACGCGACGCCCGTAAGGGCGGTCGCCGTTGAAGGCACAGTTATGCAACAGGAGGATTGAAGATGCAACAAGTATTTGTTTGGACGCTTGGTGATGTTGTTGGCGTTTCGGTGGTTGTGGTTATGGTCGTGGTGTTTGGCTTAGTTGCGATGAAGCAGTGGATTGCTTCTGCACGGTGCAAGCACGATGGCGGCGTGAATGAAACGATGGCATGTGATGCGATCTGCCGGAAGTGCGGCAAGAATCTGGGCTTCATTGGCCAATGGCGCGAGAAGCAACACAGTGCATAACGTCCCAAGTGACCGGCTGGCCGAGGACAAAGGAGAGTGAAGATGATAGACGATTTACCCGAAGGACAGACTCAATACGAAGGTGGCATCGGACAGTCCGCGTCGACTGCCGGGTTAGCGACGCCTGTATGTTGTGGCGGCGCTGTAAGCATCAATGTGTCCGAATACTGCTGCCCGCTTGAGTACGGATCGATTGCTTTTTGTGAACACTGCGGAAAAGAAGTAGAGGGCGATGGAACCCGCCAGACAAAAGAAGACGCAGAGCAATCGGCAATTGAACAATGGAACCTGAGGATCGCTAACGTGAAATAGAAGTCAAATAGTCGACTAAATTTTTATCAGATACGAATAATCCTAACTCCCCCTCGCGGCATCCAAGCCGCGCCGCCATCGGCGGTTTGCCCGGACTGTGAGTAATCCAGCCGGGTATTTTTTTGGCTATCAGCGGTCAAATATCAAACGGCCCTGTGGATTGATTCCCGCACTTGTAGCAGAGCCGGTTCTGAGGCCCGGCAGAGTTGAACATCTTGCCGCAGCATAAGCATTCCCGCCGCTGGGTTCGCGGCTTCGGCTTCGATTCATAGCAATCTGTGACGTATTTACCGCCCTTGGTTAGGCGGCGCTTTTTAGTCGTCATATCGACCACCACTATGGAATGAATGTTTGATACGCAAGCCAACAATGAACCGCCCTTCATTCGTCCTCGCCTTACCAAATCCCCGCGCCTCCATACGCCCTGAGAACCGCTTTTGCGATGTCGGCTTTTCCCCGACTGACATTATATAGGCGACATACGATTTATAAGCTTCACCTGTCTGTACCCTGTCGTTGCACTTCTCGCATTTTTCCGCCAGCCATGATGCCAGCGTGTCCTCCTCATCCAAGTAATCCTTAGTCGCCTCCTCAATAGCCTCCGGCTTGCCTAACCCGACCTGCTGCCAGTTCATGCACCCATCTATCGCCCATTGCATGATGGCTGGCCATTCGGATCGAAGCTTTTCCGGTAGATCGTAAATCCTTTGATTGACTGGCACCGCGCTGGGGAAATTGGCGAAGTGCATGCGGCGTCTGATTTCCTCGCCTGTGGATTTAAGAGCGGGGCGGAAATTGCCGCCGATGACTAGCTTGAATTGAGGCCGGAAGGTGAATTGCTCCTCGTATAGCCTTCGCGCTGCAATCGTATCGCGGCCAGTTATAAGCTTCAGCAATGCCTCGTTCCACCGGCTTCCTTCTTCAGGTTCGCTTGCCCTTACCATTCTGGCACCGGCAAGCGCGGCAATTTCTGAGCTATGGCGTTCAATGCGCGACTCCATGAGCATTTCAATTTTAGCCGTCGCGCAATACTCGCCCATCATGTCCCCTAGACAGTCGATAAACTTGGACTTACCACTATTACCTTCTCCATGCACGAACAGGAATGCTTCTTCTCGGCAATCACCAGTCAGGATATATCCGGCCCAACTCTGGTAATACTGCTTCATCGTTTCGTCGCCGTTCGTGCATCGCGATAATACCATGTCCCAATATGGCATCGGCCCGCGTTTCGGCGCAACTGCGGTTATCTTGGTTATGTGCATATCCGGCGTGGCTTCGATCAGCTTCCCAAGTCGCAGATCAACCACCCCTTCCGGCGTACCGAGCAGCCACGGATCGGCGTCAAACTGATCTGCTCTCATGGCGTGACAAGGATACGATCCGGCAATCCCTAGCACTTCCCTAATTCTGCCCCTGCTGCAAATGTCCCGCTTTTGCGCTGCCGACAGATTAGACGATCCAGGCCAATGCACAATTTCTCGCATCATCGTCAGGCATTCGTAGAACGTGCGCTGCGTATCGTCTATCTTCCACCGCACCCCATCCCATAAAAGCCACTTATTCCACGCATTAACAAACTTATAGTTAGGGCCGACTGCATCGCTCCATGCCATAGCAAGTGCGTCTTGGGAAAATTCCGGGGGGAGGTACTCTTGGATTTGTACGTCTTTGGCGCGTACAGCCTTCTCTGGCGGCTTTTGAGGTTCGGGTGGTACTTCGATATTGGCAATAGGTTCGGCGGCGTCTATTGGCTGTTCTAACGCCTCTAACGCATCGGCTTCAGTTTTTTTTTCCATTGCCTCGGCGTGTTCCTTTTCCTTTTTGGCTTTAAGTTCGCCGGAAATGACAACCTTCAACCGCTCCCTAGCCCATGCTACCGCCTGATCGCCAGTCCAGCCTTCTGCATCGGCCAAATCCCACCCTTTAGGCATATCAGAAGAATCTATAAGTTGGACTGTGCAATTTATGGCTAGGAGAAACCCGGCGACAGTTTCCATCCCTGCCATCCCCGCTGCGTCTGAGTCAGGGCAAAGGATTATGTGCTTGTTGGTTAGCGGTGTCCAATCGACGTGCCATCCTGCGCCAGCACCACCAGGCCACGTCATGCAAACCATACCACCAAACAGTTCCTGCGCTGCGTCTGCTGTTTTCTCGCCCTCGACTATAAGCACCTTGGCGTCTGGTTTTGCTGCGAGGCGGTCAAGCCCATATAACGGCCGCGGCTTTGTCCAAGTAAGCGCACGCCACTCTAGAGGCGCAGCTACTTCCCCATAGCGGCCATACGTCCAAGGGCGATAGGTCTTTGTTCCTTCCGGCGTGATATAGCGGCAGACAAAGCCTATCGTTTGCCCATTGCCGTCTTTGTATTCCCACTTTCCTGTCGGATCGCCAAGGTTCTTTATGGTGAAGCTTTCCGGCTTGCCTACTCCGGGATGCGAATGCCATGCGCCGCTTGTAAACAGTTCCTCTTTGATGCGCTTGTATTGTCCGTTTATTACCGGATTCGATTCGCCTTCAACTATTTTCTGCGCGTCTTTGAATCCGCAATTCTCGAAATGACGGACGAGGGAGTAAGCATCGCCTTTGCAATCAGGGCAGACAAAGCAGTAATACCGCCATTTTCCATCGTCGCCACGGAAGACTGACAAGGATGGAGTTTTTTCGACGTGGTTGAAGCATAGCGCCTCAAATCTGTTGCCACGCTTTTTTAATTCGATGCCATAGCTCAGCATCAACTCCGGCAGATCGCGCATTGACGGTTTCCAAGTTCGTTTTAGGTTTTATACGTCTTATTACTGCGTTGATTCTTAAGGCATATAAGCATTTACCGCGCCCCTTTTAACGGCTTTTTAGGATGCTTTACGCGGTAAATGGGACGTCTACTTCGCGTTAGGGGTTATCACTTGTTGCCCTATTCGCGGCTTGTTCCTGCATCCCTTGGTTGATGACCATCACCGCCTCCAATATTGCCGCGCTGATGATGCAATCCACGGCGCGGTCAATTGCCCCGCTGCCGATGTTCTCCGGTAGCCCAATGGCCGAGCAGAGCATTCGCTTCGCTTCGTCCCGTTGGGCATTCGCCGTCTCTTGTGCTTTGCTCATTTTCGAGCCCTTTCGTTGTAGTTACCGCGCCCCTAACCCTACGTTCCAGCGGAGGCTGCGCCATGAAGCGGCGCATCCCCGCTGAACTCCACGTTAGTCGGCATCAAAGCCACCGCAGCGCAGCGTAATTGATCGCCAAGTGCATCGCGTTGTCCGCCACAATCAGCAGCCACACCGCGAGCCAAGGCGGCGTGTCTTTGTGGTAGCCAGTGGCGTTGCAGTCGGCCCATTGCAAGCTCGGCTGCGTCGCCCAGTTCTTCGCAAACACCACGAAGCGCGCCAGCCGGTAGCGGTCAATCACCGCATGGGTTGCAAAAATCACCGCCAACGCCGATAGCGAAGGCCCAAGCAACAGGAACGGCAGCGAATACACCGCCGCGTGCAGAACAGCAACCGGCGTTCGCTTCGTCTTGTTCGTTGCCATCCAGTCGGTTTGCGTGATGTAGTCGCCAAACAAATGCAATATCAGTTGTTCCACCGTTGCTTCCTTTCGTCGTAGTTACGTGCCGGCTAACCCGTCGTTCCAGCGGAGCTACGCAATAAGGCCGCGTAGCCCGCTGAACTCAGGCGTTGGGCATTCGTATAGTTATCGCGGTCATCACGTCGCGCTTCCTGTCTTCGTTCCATGCGACCATCCTGCGCAACTCTGCAACTTCGTTTTGCAGAACGGGGTCGGCACGGTCGTCAACGGTAATGCTGATATGCCACTTCCCATCCGCGCGCCTTTCGACAAACCAGACCTTGACGCATCTTTCATCGCCGTCTGGTAGTTCAAGGACAAATTCGGGCCTAACATTTACGTCCCCCTGACCTTGCGCAATAGGCGCTGTGCTCATGATTTGTCTCCTTCCGGCGCAAGGCCGGTTACGTTGGGCGTCTCAAACGGTGAGATTGGCCCCTTAAGCCACATTCCACGGTGCCATGCGTAACTCATGCCGCAGAGGGCTTCGATTCTCCAGCACGCGAATTCCTCTCGGTTGTCGTGCGCGTTCGTGTAGCTCCCGGCATCGAAGAAGACCTGTGCAACATCCCAATGCTCGCGCAGGTTCTTCGGTGGGCTCATCGGCAAATGCCCGTCCGTCCGCACAAAATACACGCCCGGCTCTTTCGGCTTTCTCTGCGTGAATCCGGCTTTCTTCCAATCCATGTTTTCCTCCTTACGCCCATCCGGCGGCTTGCCGCCGTTAAAACGCCTCAATCACATCCTCAACACAAGTAGCAAATATCCCAATCCCGCCAGCATCGCGCACCATTTGCAGGAATGCGGCTTGATCATGTTCCCGCTGGTCTGTCGGCTTAGCCCAGTTACGGCGCTTGCACTCGATGGCGAATGGTCTGCCGTCGCGCAGAATGCCCCAAAAATCGCTAATCCGCATCTGCACGGGCGATCTGATGATCCTATTAAACGTCACCGGCATTTCCTTCCCGTCGCGGCCCATCATGTATGCTGCGCCTGAATTGGATCGGCACGCAAATAGACAATTCGGATGATGCGCGAGTAGCTTGCTTATGTCGGCAATGACAGCCGCCTCTAGCTCATCCTTTGGCGAGTGATTGACTATCTCGCGCTTCGGCTTAACGTCGATATGCACGGTCTGCGGCTTACCGTACATTTTGGCCCATGCGTCTAATCCGCGCTGGTTCTCGCGTAGGGTTTCGCGGAGAGGTTTTTTTGCCATCAGTATGGCACGTCATCGCTCATGTCCTGAAACCCGCCGTCCTTCGTACTCCCCGGCTGATACCCATTAGCCTTCGCCTCTGAATGCGCCTGTTGCGCTGGAGACTGCTGCGGCTGATCGCGCTCCTTCGGCACAAAGAACGATACCCAACCGCTCCAATTCGGCCCGACAGGAATGGACTCCAGCTTGAGCGACATATACTTGCCATCGTCGGACTCGAATACTGCGCCGATATTGACGTAGCGTTTCTTCTTCTGTCCATTGCGATCTTCGTATTCCCCTACTGATGCTACTGCGTCGTAAATTTTCTTAGGCATGCTTGCTCCTTGTGTGAATAAGTGCCGGTTACGATTATCCGGCCCTGATCTTGATGCGCTTCCATGCCGTTGAGGGACATGCTCGCGTCAGTCGATTACTTTATTCGGCTCCGGCCTTCCACCGGACTGCGCGGAGTTTAACCGCGTTTATCCCGTTCCCCGGTCAGAGGAAGGGCGGGATCATTCTGTTACTTTTACTTCAACACAACGCCATCCGTTTCGGCGTGCTGCTCTAGTTGGGTCGGCATACCACGCATACGGACTGTATAGGTACTTGCGATATGCAAAATCCCAAGCTAAAGCCCTATTCGATGCCGTCGTATCAACCAACAACGCACCGCTTGGAGCTTTGATTGCGTACATTTTTTTCATCATCATCCTTTCCCATCACACGATAAGCCTGCCTAACCGGACATTCTACGCCCTCGACATGCGCGATGAAAGCTGCGAGGAAGCCGAATGCCTCATTGCCGCTACGCATCGGAATGTCCAGCGCGAAGGTTGGCAATCCCGGTAGCGTTATTCTGGCGCGGATCATCTTGTTTGCGCTGTCGCCCATTTCCGCGCCTCTGTGAATATCGTTGATAGCGTTGCGTATGATTGCGTATCGGTATCCATTAGAACGGAGCATCGATGGAATCTTCTGACCGAACCCTCTTTTTTCTATCTGGGCAAGAAAAGCCACTAGGGACAAGGGTTTCTAGATACTTAAAATCATCCTCATCGAGCATGAACCATTCCCCACGAATGTTCTTATCCTTGAACATTGAGTGCAACTCTCGTTCCTTTTTGATCATATTTTCAACAGGGAAAACGACCCTCAATGAAACGTCAAATGGGAGGGACGTTTGAATCCCAATCAACCTAGATTTTGGGCATATTGATATGCCTATCTTTGCCCCATGTATAGACGCAATTACATATACATACCCCCTGTCTGACATAGTACCGCTTGGCGTATAACAATTGTCACTTTTTAACGATGGCATGGATATGATTTTGTTAAGTTAATCATTGTTACTGTTGCATGGTATGGTGCATATCATACGTTCGGCCCCATCAGCAATGGCGTTCTCCGATAGCACGTCACTCCCCCGCCCCACTCGTTATCGTCAACGCATTCGGCGCACGGGCACTCTTGGCCGCATGGTTCATGCCGAGTTTCAGGTTTCAGTAGCCTGTGTTTCTCCGCAAGCTCTTGCAGATCGCCGCCGTCTGGCGCCCCTTCTGGCCAGTAGCCCATAACGTCCTGCGCAAAGGCCCGCAGCTTTGCGTTTTCCTCACGCAATTCGCGCAGGCATTCCGGGCAACCCCATGCGCCCGGTTTATCATCGCCGTGAACCTTGCACGTCTTCCAAGTCATGCCGAACCCTCCGTTGCAGCCGACGCCGTGAAGCGCGGCAAGTTTTCTGAACCCGCACCACGCGGCGCGGCTGAACTACTCGTTAGGCACTTATGGCGCTCCATTGAATCCATGCTTCCGCATGAATGCTAAATACATTTCATACTCATCGTCTGATACTCCTTCATTAGATAGATCGCACACAAAAATCATTGCCACAATATGCCAAAACCAGTGTTCCATTATTCATCTCCTGTGGTTAATCTGTGCCTAACACGGCATTCGAGCGCGACCCTTCGGCCGCAAGCGGCCTCGGGCCGCTCAACTCTGCGTTAAATCTCACCAACTTCCGGCACATGTTCCGCCCTCAACGCGCTTTTCCTAACACGACTGGTGTAAATGTCATTCCCAACAGTATAGACGCCAGATTCATGACACGCCATCCATTTCCGTTCAGCCTGTAGCAGGTTAGCCTCGGCTATGGCGGTAGCTTGCTTGGCGTCAATTGCATACACGATGCTGGCGAGGTTGGCAGTAACAAGTACGCCATTCAGGACGGCTAGGGCTACGATTGTGGGGAGGCCGGTCATTTACGTTTCTCAAATATTGGCGTTCCGAGAAACAACGCAAGCTCTTTGCACTTCGCCGCGTCTGGGAGCGGCTTCTTACCGTTCGCGCAATCGAACAAGTACTGTTCCACCTTCACGCGGCGATTCAGTTCTTCGCAGCTATACATCAGGTTTAGGATTCTGTATTTCCATCTGAGAAACCACCAAGTCATATCGCCCCCCTATCCAATTCAGCATCGCAGTCAGCAATCCGCAGACGGCAATCCGTAGCCAACTCCCAATTGCCAGTCTGCAACGCTCCATGCAGATCGATGACGTGCCAGAAGCGCAGGTGATGCAGCCATAGGCGTTTAAACAGGTTCATTCGCATCCTCCTATATCAGTTAGCGGCGCGGTCTTGTCGGTAGCTTCGTAACTGTCCTGAATGCTGTCATTGGCAAAGTTATCCCATTCCCGATCCTTGTCCGTCAGCGGATCGTAGCAGCCATCGCAGACGAACTCAGAAGTCTCTGCATCGTAATGGCCGCTGTCTCTGTCACAGCCTAGAGTGCATCCGCAGGATCGGCAGCGGGGCATTACGCAACCTCCCACTTGCAATTACTGCACCGATAATACTTAAGCGGATTCAGATTCCCGCATTTCGGGCATGGCCATGTTTTCATATCACCCGCTCCTTAGCAGCAGGCGCAGGCTCGGCAAACTTGGCCTTCAATTCTTCCTTGGCATTAGTCAGAATATCGTATGTCGGCTTGTCCTTGTCCGCGCTGGCACGTTTCGCGGCTGGTGCATAGACGGATACCACTTGCGCCCACGATGTAGCTGCACGCATTGCGTCTAGGGCGGCGTCGTAGTTGTAGGCTTCAACTTCAGGCGAAACATCGGATACGCCAACAGAATCAGCCGTTAATACCTCGGCAGCGCCCATATCCTTCTCAGCACGCTTTGAAGGCTCTGCGGCGGGAATGAAGTCCTGCACTTCTTCCGGCGTGTAGATGCCGACAGACACGCCCGGAAACACGGTGCGAATGCCCTCTGAGATAACCCGAGCGCGAAGCATCTGCCGTGGATACTGCCGCCAAGTGTCCTTATTCGTGAGTTTGGCATCGTCGGCCATCTTCCGCGTCCATTCGATCTTGATGCTTCCGCCTTGTGGATGCGAGAATGTTGCGGATACTTTTTCCGGAGTGTAATCGTGCCATTCCACCTTGCCGCCAGCGGCCTGAAAGCGGGACAGCATGGCATCGGCTTTCAAAGACGGCTTACCTTGAATAACATGGTATTCAAGGGCGGCTCTGGCTGGATGTAGCCCTTCGGATTGCGCCACAAGCATAAGGGCAATGGCCTGTTCCTTCGTCTTGATGCCGAACAGGTTGGAACCTGCAACGGCCATAGCCATGCGTTCAACGTCTGACAGCGGGATAAGTGCGGTTGTCATTTGATCTCAATCCTTTCATCCTGTTTCAGTTCAGCCCAATCTGGGCTATTCCCTGCCTTGATGTACTCGGCAATTGCTTTCTTATCGGCTTCCGGAGGCGGTGCTTCTGGATACCGTAGGAATTGCTCCGGCACAGCGCCATGCAGTATCACCTTCGGCGGATTCGGCTTGCGGATAATGGCGAAGTAAGGCGATTCAATCCGGCTGATCTCGGTGCGCTGCATGTTGAACAGCAAGTAATCTTCGATCTGCTTAGCGCGGGCTTCAATGGATTTACGGCGGGAAGCCATTTGCTTCTCAGCTTCGCGGATTGACGCGGCCATCGTCTCAAGATTGCGAACGAACATGGCGACGTTTGTAGCCTTGACTTGAATGTCGCCGCGCATGGATTCCAGAGTGTCCTGCACCACTTCCGGGGGCATGTCCATTTCGGTAAGCTGATCGAATGCAGCAAGGTAATCCTCTGCCAGTTGGTATAGTGCGATATTCATTGCTTTATCTCCTCCAGCACAGGTTTCCGAGTCATCAGCCTGGCCTTGCGCCATGCCTCGGCATTGCTATCTGCAACGACATGGCCGAGGGAAACCAGATTCGCGCTGCAATCCTCGTACTCGCCGCGCTTGTCGTATTCACCGAAGCGATTGACCTTGCGGCCGTTTGGGATAGGCGGGCGCTGTTCGTAGATGATGTAGGTTAGCATTTCTCGCTCTGCTTTCTGTGTTTTTCGCATATCATCATCAGTGATTCTTTCCACTCACGCCAAAATTCCAACGCGCCACTATCCATAGCATTAATTGCTGCATCGTCAAAATTCTGCCAATCACCATGAGAATATCGGCGGCAACCGATTCGCATGAATTCTGCGGAAATAAGTACGCTCCATTTGAGATTGAGAATGGATAAAGGCGCAGATTTCAACAATTCACCGTCCAGATAGGCACCGTCCAGATTGGCACCGTACAGATAGGCACCGTACAGATAGGCACCGTCCAGATTGGCACCGTCCAGATTGGCACGGGCCAGATTGGCACCGTACAGATAGGCACCGTCCAGATTGGCACCGTCCAGATTGGCACCGTCCAGATTGGCACGAACCGTAACGGCGGCTTCTAGTGTTGTTTGTATAGTGTTGTTCTCAGCCTCATGTTCGAACAAAACTTTACCGCTAAAACGACCTTTGATTTCGATTTTCACTGCGCTTCCTCCAAGTCATCATTTTTGCGGCCGAAGAAAATAGCCAAATCCTTCTCCTGATTTTCAGGGAAGATGCTGATCTCGTATTCGTTACCATGAACGTCATACATCAATATCTCAGTCCACTTCACGCCACTGCCATTATCCTGATTGGTAACGCTCATGGATTTGATATGGTGGATACACGCTGACATTGCCATTTTTGCTATCCCTATGTGATTAGGCGATGTAAGTATAGGCATGATGGTTTTCGCAAGTCAAGAAAAATTTTCATTGCAATGCGAAAAGTTTTGTGCCTATAATGAGCCATGAATCCGAAAACAGTTATCAGGAAATTAGGCGGGCTAAAGGTGGCGGCGGTCAAACTCAGCTATACGGAGAACGCTCTGCGCTATTGGCTTCGCACGAACAAGATTCCAAAGCACGCGCAAAAATGGATAGCTATTGTGCTGGCGGGGAAAGTTTAACGTCTGATTAGCCGGCAACGGAGGAAAACATGAAGCTGGTTTTGATTCGCGGCCTGCCCGGAAGCGGGAAAAGCACAATGGCGAAGGCGCTGCACCAGGCTGGCTTTGAGTGGTTCGAGGCCGACAGTTACCACCTGAACGACGAAGGCGATTACTGCTACGACCCGGCGAACGTGAAGGCGGCGCATGAGTGGTGCCAGCGGGAAACCTTCAAGGCGCTGGCGAACGGTAAGCGCGTTGTTGTGAGCAACACCTTCACGCGGCGCTTCGAGATGGAGCCGTATTTCGAGATGGCGAAGACATTCGGCATTGAGCCGAACATTCTCGAAGCGACCGGGAATTGGCCGAATGTGCATGGGGTTCCTGCGGAGGTTGTCGAGAAGATGCGGCAACGGTGGGAGAAGAGTTCTAACGTGGAGGTAAGCGGCAGGCCGCACCTCAACACTATAAAGGAAAACTGAAATGACAGACTTGAATAAAACTGAGCAGGAGCCACGCAGCGGCCTGTCCGACTTGACCGTAAAGTTAGAGCGCCTAATCGACGGAGATGTAACCTGCTGGGGCATTGACGACGTGATTGCATACGGTCTAAAGGTGGTCGCAATGGAACGCGAACGTGGCGGGAATATGTGCGTTCAAAAAGCACATCACGAATTGCATTATCTGCGCAAACAATCTGCGATGGTAGCGTCAGAATTGAGCCGTGAAATTTCCGCGCTCTAACGTGAAAAGTGACCGGCTGGCCGAGGACAAAGGAAAGGAATAGCGATGAGCGAACAGGAACAGCAAGAGGTAAGCGAAGGCGGCTTCGGACAGTCCGCGTCGACTGGCTGGTTGGGGGCGTGGCAACCGATTGAGACAGCGCCCAAGGACAGATTTCATGTGCTGTTGTTTGGTGATGGGCCTGGATTTAAACAATGTTCGTTCGTTGGGTATTGGTACGAACACGACGGGGTGTGGCTTGGTTTTGACCACAAACCAGTAGGGCAACCGACGCATTGGATGCTACTTCCTAAGGCCCCTAACGCAGAGGTAACCCGGCTGGCCGGCTTTTCGGCCAGTCCGGTGAGCGAAGCGAACGTAGAGCTAACCGGCGCTGCGCATCACGAAATTGAAACGAAGCCATGAACGACGAGAAACTACAAGCCGACGAGAAGCCCGCTGGCGCAGCGTCCGTGTTGAGCGCCGGGTTCGGCGGACTGACTTTTGAGAGGAGACAGCGGTGAAAGTGATTGAGATTGTAAAAGAACACTTGAAGCAAAACGGCTTCGACGGACTCTGCCATGGTGAATCCGAATGCGGTTGCCACCTTGAGGAGTTTCACATCTGCGGAGAAAACTTCGCGGACTGCGTGCCAGCATATAAGCACGCGCTGCCGCAAGGTGACATGCGCGGAGACTGGTGGATGAGCACGCGCAAGGACTGGAAACCAACCGACGACGTTGAACTGTGACGCCGAACGAAGGTTGACCGACGTGTTAGAGGACGGCAGACATGGCACTTTCATACCAGTGTGATTGTTTTTGCGATAGGTGTTTCGATTGGCAGGCCGGCGAGGGAACGCAGCATGGTACCGCTGATGGACTCGGACGCTCGGCGCTTGAGATTGCCAAGAAGAAAGGCTGGCAGCGCAAACGAAAAGAGGACGGGACATATGAGGATGTGTGCCCGGAGTGCCTGAAGAAAGAGTCCTCTAACGCTGAAGTCACCGGCCTTCGCCGGTCTTTTGGCGAAGGTCCGGTGGAATGATGGGTTCGGCGGCTGCCGGCCCTGAGAAAGGAGACTGACATGCACACCTGCCCGGAATGCGGCCAAGCATGCACCTGCAACGGCGACATTGACGACTGCCTGGACATCTGCGAGGACGACGCCGACAACTGCATTCACGACTGCGGCTTCTCCGATGACGACGATGGTTTCGTCTGCTGCTACCAAGGCGAGTGCTGCATGCCGGGAATTCACCTGCTCAGCGAGTGCCACACAGCGGCGGACGTGGAAGCGCAGTACGAAGAGACGCCGAACGCAGAAGTCAGCGGCGCCGGCACGGCGTCCGCTGGACTGCCGGGTTAGGGGTTTTCATGCGCGACACGAAGAAAGAAGCCCCTGACTTCACGAATGACGAAGGTGTGCAGTGGTGGCATGAGCCAACGCTGACGCGCTACGCATTCTCGAAGGGTTTTGTCGGTGTGAGGGTGTGGACGGTTCATAGGCCAGACGGTCACAGAACACGGCTTTTCACGGAAGGGCAGGACGTACTTGCCGAAGACCAAACGCTCGAAGGGTTGGGAATCAAGATAGACCTGCTGGCGTTTCAACGGCAGACCCCTAACGTGGAGTTCAGCGTGGGTGCGCCGCTTCATGGCGCAGCCTCCGCTGGAACGCAGGGTTAGAACTCATGCAGATGCCAACTTGGTTGAACGAAGTGAACCCAATGTCCGGAATGACGCTCCGGGACGTGATGGCCATGTTTGGGTTCAAAAGCTCGGCGGCACTTGCTGCGGCAATAAAGCGCGGGGATTTTCCCCCAGCGGACAGAGCCACGGCAGGCCCGCATCATCATCAACGGGTGTGGCTCGTTAAGACGATCAAGCGCGAGATTCACAGGCGGAACCAGATGAGTTCTAACGCATGAATTCACAGGCGACCCGCAGCTTTATCGCGGGGCGTCCTGTGGAATGACGGGTTAGCCGGCTACCCACGAAGACCGGCGACACAAAAAAGGAACCGAATATGAACACGAACGAACGAAACTACCCGGAACGCACTGTGGCCGTGCTTAACAACGGGGACACCGCAATTGTGGTGGATGACCACTGCTACGCGATTCGCAACTGGAGCGGCGAAACGTGGGGGTGGAGTTCGCATATCTTTGGTGAAGCACTGGCCGCGCTGAAGGTGCTGCCTGACAACCCCGACGAAGCAGAATCAGTGCCATTCGTCTGGCCGGCTAACGTCTAAATTCAGCGGCGCTCGCAGAGCGTCCGCTGCAATGCGGGGTTCGGCCCCGCGCTAACAGGAGAACAACATGACAAAGTTTTTGCTTTCAATGGTTGGATTTGGAATTGCAATCGGACTCGGAATTCTCATCATGATTCACGGATGGGGGTTGCAGCCGGTTTCGTGGGGCTGGATCGTCTGGGGCGGCATTGGTAGCGCACTACTCGGCGCGCTGTTTCAACTTGGCGACTAAGGGGCCGAACGTGCAAGGTCAGGGGGGCGGGCAAGCGTAGCTTGCACGGCTCCCCTGCACCTGAAGGTTAGACCACAAGGAGATGACATGGAGCAAATTTTTGTTTGGACTTTAAGTGATGTGCTTTCGCTGGGACTGGGTAGCGCACTAGCTTTGGCTGGAGTTTTTGCGTTGGCGGTTGATTGGTACGTAAAGGCGACGTGCAAACACAATGCCGGAGTTACCGAAACTCAGGCGTGCGATGCGATCTGCCGCGAATGCGGGAAGAACCTTGGCTTTATTGGGATGTGGCGCGAACGGCATGTGGACTAACGATTAGCTTGAGGGGCTGGATGCAAGCAACGCTTGCAGACAGTCCCTCTCGAAGCGCTTGTTGGGCGCAGAAAGGGAAGGAAATGAGTGAATTTGTTCCGGTAGAAACGAAGGCCGATCTCGACTGCTTGGATGATGATGAAATTCTTGCCGGGTATCGTGACGGGTGGAATTGCTCTAAAGAGCCAGGAAGCGATAAGAGCCGGAGTTATTGGCATGGCTGGAGGAATGCACAAGTGGATTGCGGAAGGGCGCAACTTGATTATCCGCAGATGAGGCTGGTGCGAGATATTCTTGGCGCTAGAGTACATGCGCATTGAGGTGCCCAACTAGAAGTAGACGTCCTAAAACTTCCGACAAATGGCGCACAGGAAACGCTAATGTACGTTGTGAATCAACGCCAAGTCGAGACGCTAATCTGATATTGAGAGGGGGCGCGGTTACGCCAATACTCCGCCATGCGCCTGATACACAGCAAGCACATTCTGCATCGTTTCCTGACGCTGTTCCCCATCAGCACCCGGCAAACTAGCCCACACTCCACGAAGCAGCGGTATTGCCTTTTCAATCGCGCCGTTCTTCACGTGTCGTAATGCTCGCTTCTCGGCAATCAATGCCACCGCCGCCTCGTCCTGAGTCTCTGGCGTGAAGTCGGTAAAGCCGTACTGCCTAACCAAGCCGTCCCAAGTAGGGGAAATGATCTGATACGCTCCTGCCGCCGTGCTCCATACGCGGTAACGGCTGATCCATCGCCTAGCCCGAGGATGATCCACGAAATGAGAAAAGTGATCCCCGCCTACGATGCGGAAATAGCCCTGCTCGTCGCTTGTTCCTTCGCCTAGCCGGATGGCGTGAAGGAATGCGCGGACGTTGGGATTCTCTAGTGCCTCGCGGAGATCGCTGCGTTTCATGCGCATTGTTCCTTCTTCATTTTGGCAATCGTATTCGCCATTTTGGCCAATTCATTGACCAAATAATCATACGCCCGTTGCGTAATCATCATGCACCCACCTTCGGCCTTGCACTTGGCATCAATATCGTCTGCGGCATACACGGCGACGGTGGCCGTTAGAAGAATAAGTATGGCGGCGCGTTTCACAGCTTCAAATGCCCCGATCCGTTCAGCCACGCAGCCACCGCAAGAGTGCCCGCCCCAACCAGCCATAGAAACTTGCTAACCACGCTTTTTCCGATGGATGTATACACCTTTTCCAAGGCAACTTCCGCAGCACGTTCAGCAATGCGCTCCACTTGCTCATCAGATAGATGCGCATACTGTCTCCGTTCCTCACCTGTGTATTCATCCATTTTTACCTTCCTTATTGTTAAGGAGCCTCCTGAACCGGGTTCGAGTCTGGTTGATCTGGATGTCCGGCATTGGCAAACTCAACCGCCTGATACCACAACCACGCTCTAGCCCCCCACATGCCATCTTCCTTGCACTGCTGTTTAAACAACTCATTCACCTTGTCCTGCCAGAGATCGTAATCGAGCTTTCTGGTCTGCATCATCTGGCAGAATACGTCATGCACCAGCGATGGGCGCATGGATGATTTGGAGTCGAATGTGGGGCCGGAAGCGCCATCCCAAGCGTATCCTTTTTTGATCCACAGCTTCCCGTTCTTTGACAGCGTAAAGAACTCACGCTTGATCGCCTTGTTCGGCTTGATCGGGGTCATGCAGTAATAGGCCGCAGCCAACTGGTACTTATACCCGGCGCGGTATTTGATCTTGCTCATTTCGGTTGCCACTTAGCCGCGCCAAACACGCCCAAGCCGCCGAGGATCATCTGATACATGCCGATCAGTGGTTCGACCGGCGTAATTCCGACGATTGCTAGTCCAGTCCATGACGCCATGACTGCCACTCCGGCCAGCATCTTTTCACGGTCTTCTAATTGCATGTCGGCTCCTTTTACAAATTGTTTGATGTCTGAGAGATTCATTTCAGCTTCTCCCGTTCAGCTATCGCCTCGGCTTCCTTATCTTTCATAGCCTTTGGAGCGTCTGGCTGTGCGGCTATGTACTCACGAATCGAACGGACACTGGCTATGTCTATCTCTGTTAGCTTCGTAATGGCATCCCGTCGTTTCTTCTCTGCTTGCTCAATAGAAGCTCTGGACACGGCTTCTGAGATTTCATCCTCAGTAAGTGGGATGATGGTTTTCTCACCAGTTAGTACATTGATTTCAATTCTGTTCATAATGATTACTCATAAGCAATGTTTATTTCACCAGCATCAAATGTGTCGGTTCCATTTACTGTTGTGATACGTACTCTATCAAGAGTAGCAGATAAATCTTTTGCTCCACCACCCATTGCAACCAATCCTCCACCGCCGTAATCAGACATCACATCCGATTCAGACCATCCATTATTAGAACTATCCTCTAGTTGCAGAGTCATCTGCCCATATGATGTCGATCCTGCAACTATGGCCGCAGTAACCAAAAAACCCGCCGTACTAGTAACCCTGCTGCCGCTATCTGTAGCCGATGCGCTTGCATATCCTGTATTTTCTATGCCGCCTGAATCTCCTATTTGCACAAGAAGATTACTTGTTCCATTCGTCGATACCCCAACAAAACTTATTTTTATCCTTTTAACTCCAGACGGAATTGAAGTAAAATCAATAGATGTTCCTGACGTAGATGCTACTGGAGTCCCTATCGTGATGCCTCCAGCATTGCTTAATTTAGTCTCGCTACCAGCATCATCCATTCCGTAAATTAACCCATCTGTTTTCGCATAGATAGTTACCTTTCCAGTTGATGGAGTAGATGGGGCCGCGCCTTCATCGACAATAATCTGTGCCATTATCCAGTCACCATGAGATTGCCAGAAACGGTTAAGTCGGAAGATATGGTTAAGTACGAAACAACAGGATAGCTAGTGTCTGCGTCAATAGTTGTTGTGGATGAAATTACGTTATTCAATGCTGTTCCGCTACCAGAAGCGGTCATTGTTGTATCTGTGATTGTCAACCCACTGCCAGCGGTAAGCCAAACGATTGCACCAGCAGAATCATCCCAAAACGGAATTCTGTCAGCATTCGGATCGGCAAGGCTTGCGCCTGTACCTCCATTGGCTAATGCAAGCGTCCCCGTTGCGTTTGCTAGTGCGCGGTCTGTTGCGTGGTAGTGCAGAGTTGAATCCCCAGCGTCTGTCAAGTCTGTCCAGGTCGTTCCTGTAAAGTTCGCGCTATCCCTGTCCGTCGCATGGTAATGAAGCGTTGAGTCACCGCCATCCGTTAGATCGGTATGATTCGTCGCCGACAGGTGCGTATAGCTCGCCGTATTGATATTCTGCAAATCGGCGTGATTGCGCGTTGCTAGATCAGTAAGGTTCGATCCTGTGAAATCAAGCTGGCTCCATAGGATTTGTCCAGCCCTAACAATGCGCTCATACATCAGCCGCATCCACCGATTGAACGGTAATTGCTGATCTACGTTTGGCGGCGGGCCTAGTGGGTTTTGCGCCATTACTCGCTACCTATTTTCCTGCCAGCCGCTTGTGATCCTGCTGATATGGCCGTGTTCGCCATAAACGCTTTAGCCAGAATCATGCGCTCATCTGGATTTGCTGCTTTCATTACAGCAGCCAATTCCTTTGGATTCCGCATGAGCCTTGCTATTTCAGTATTTGTTTTCTCACTACCAATACCTTGCGCCTTTCGGAGAATGGCATTGACAATCATAGTCGGCCTAGACAAAATATTCGGTAGGCTGATAGGTATTTCGTCTTGTCCCGCTATTTCCCTCGCTTTTTCCGATCCTGCAATCTCCATCTTCCTTGCCGTTTTTGTTGCAACATCACGAGAACCAATATCTTTGATGCCAGTTGAATATTCTTGGAGGTATTGTTTCCATCCTCTACCACCAGCGTTCTCGATTGCATCGTCAATTGCACCTTGAATCTTGCGCTCAAGGTTTGATGTAAGACGCTTATCCCAATTGCTGGTTTCCTTCGAGAATGTAGCAATACTGTTCCCAACTTCCTTTCTGATCGTGTAAAGGTCGTTGGCATCAATCACTCCATTTTCATTTGTGAGTGATGCAATCTTGTTCTTTATGCCGCCAAGCGTTTTTTGGACTACATCAGATGCTCGAATGCCTTTTTCTGACAATTGAGTGTCAATGTTTGAAATGACATTCTCAGATTGGACGCCTTTGATGTTAGCCGCTTCCAATGCCTTTCTTCGCATTGGGCCAGTTACCATATCAAGTGCCTGTTTCTCTGCGCCAGATATTTGAGCTTGCTTCGCAGATAAGTCCAAATACTCAGACGGGGCTTGTTTTCTGGCGATTCTCTGCAACCCTTCAAACTCGGCACTACCTGCTCCTACAGCAGCCTCACCAGCAGTTTGCCCTTCTTTGGCTCTGCCAAGATGCGCGATAACATCATCTGATCTTTCGCCAGCAGCATCGCGTGCAACCCTACCAGCAGTTCTACTAACCGCTGCATCACCTCTAAGTGGTTGAATGAGATTTTTCAGCGTGTTGTACACGCCACCAGCAGCAGCAATGCCAGCCGGAATAGCCGCACCAATCGCCATGCCAGCACCAGCTTGTCGATTCTTCTCTGCCTCGAAATCGTCTCCGCTAGTTACAGGCGAAGCAAGTCCGATAGCGCCGCCAACTCCAGCGCCTTGCCTAATCTTTTCCAATTTAGATACGGCAGGAGCTATAGAGATCAGTTTCTTCAACCCCAATACAGCAACAGGGTCAATTACGTTACCCGCCAGCCTCATAGCGTCAAATCCTGTTCGTCCCGCTGCTTCTCGTCCCGCTTGGTATTCTTCCTCTTTTCTACGCAAGGCTTCATTGATGCCTTCGCCCATACCTACCGCATTGGCTAAGTATTGCGGTATTCCGGTAGCAAGGTTTGATGCGCCCATAGCTACGCCGCGAAGTTGTGATTCCTCTTTCGGTGTCAGCAACTGGCCTTTATAGCCTCGTTCGTACATATCAGCAGCCATGCCGAACGGGGTAGATTTAAGCATTTTCTCTGGAATGCTTGCGAAGAAACCTTTTCCTTCTTCTTGCGGCGCAGATTCGACAGGCGAAGAACCACCGTAGTCTTCCCACGGCCCACGTTCAGCAGTAGGTTGGCTAGGTTGGTAATCTTCCCAAGGGCCGCTCATTTTACTCTCATCCAAGATTCTTGCCGAGAAGGATCGCCACCTTTATATACATAGCCATTCTTCATCATGCCAACTTTAGGCGCGGACTGTTGCGATGGTGCTTTTGCACCTCCGCCGACAGCGGGAATATTTAACACGCTCAGAGCCGAATCCATTTCAGGAGTCCAAGCACTCCCGGCGCGTACCTTCGCTGATTCAATCAACCCCTTCATTCGTTCATTTTTGGCATTGATTGCCTCTGGCGAGTCCGTCCAATTCGGCTGATACGATGCTCGTTGCTGTTCCAATTGCTCCTTGTTGTATGCGGCACCAGTTGCAAGGAACAGAAGCGAGTCGACAATGTCTGCCTGAGACTGATTGACTATCTGCCTGTCTGGGCTTCTAGCAAGGTTCTTCAATCCTTCTTGAGCAGAACCCCACAGCGGCGTAACGCTTGCAACTGCTTCGGCGTCTCCCGGAGCCATAGCCGCAGGATTCTTCGTAACCGCGTCTTGCAACATCTTCGCTGATTGCAGAATGCGCCCGACGTTGTATGCCGTTTTCCCTTGATCCTCAGTAGGTTTCGTTTTGAAGCCACTAACAGGTACAGACTGGCCTTGAGGGGTAGAAGCGGAAGGCGGATAGACCCATTGCCCATCGTGGAATTGAGGTTTTGCATCCCCACCTTGCGCCTCTCGTTGCGCCTTTATCATGTCCCAATACTCTTTCATCTGCTTCGTAGTAACAACAGGAGTGCGAGGCTTATCCATTTCCCACATGCGACCATTGCTATCCAATCCAGCAACAGACCCGTAAGGCGTGCGGTATCCTTCACCACGATCCGACAGAATTACCTTGTCCTGAATCCTCGCGCCTGTCTTGTTCAGCAGATCATTAAGCGACATGCCACCTTGCTGCTGAATGGATTGCAATGGTATTGGTTCTCCACCTGTGCGCTGAATGAAGTTTCCTTGCATGTCGGCAGGGATACCAGCAGGTTGTTGTTGCATCTGCTGCATCTGCTGCATGATCGCCGCGTTCTCCGGGTCTTGCGTCTGCTGCATGTCGGCCATCAAGGCTTGCTGATCGGCGGGAGATAGCGCGAGATCAGACAGGCGGCGACTAGGCTGCTGCTGCGGGTAATATTGCGCCATCCATTCGGATAGCTGGTCTGTGGTTGGATTGATGATTGGCATGGTTGCTCCTTACCACGTATTTTTCAGTATGTTCTGCATTAGTAACCCGCGTAACTGATTCTGACCTTGTTGTTCAACGCCATACCTAGAACTATCTGCACCATATTTACTGATGTCTCCGGCGCGAGTAGTACTGGCCAGATTTGCCAACCTGTCGGCCTCTTGCCCGTATTGCTGCGATGCAAGCCCTTGGCCGAACTTTGTAAGTTCTGCCAGTCGATTACCACTCTTAAGCAATCCTTTTGCAGCAAGGTTGCGATTGACTGCTTCGTTCCCTTGGTTTAGGGCGAATTTGTACACTCCTGTATTCGCAATAGCATCAGGATTATCAAGCAGCGCATTCAGCCTAGTGCGATATGGGGCAGCAGTGTCTTGGTAGGCATAAGACGATCCCGCTTGCCCTCCACCTCCGCCCATCCCGAAAGCTTGCATCCAATAAGATGGATCGTACATCCTCTGCTTGTTGGCCCATTCAATATCCCTGCGTTGCGATTCCCTGTTTGCGGCTTGATTGATTGTCGCATTAGCCTGATTCATCACAGGATCGCCAGCAGTCGAATACGCATACGTCTGCGGTTGCCAAGAATTCACGAAGTTATCAACCAGGTTGCTATATGCCATGTCAGTTCCCTTCTATCTCCAAAGCTTCCAACCGGAAATTAGCGTCCTTAACGTGCAAAACCTCAAATGCCCTGCGCGAGAAATTGCCCAATCTCCGCGTCCTGCTGCGCTCCAAATCCAAGTCAATTGTTCTGAACTTTGAATAGGTTGCGTAGTCGTCGTCCGTCCATCTAAGCATAGCATAAGACGCGATCTTGTCACCTATTAACTCAGTTGATCCTATGGTCTTGAACCCTGCGCTTCCGCCGTCGACTTTGGGCGTCCTGATCCTAGCCGCTGTGGCCCCGATCTCGTCTGCGTAGATGTCCTGATCGAACTCGTAAAGCGCCCCGGAAGTAGGATGTTGCATCCATTGGCGACCTCCGCAAGCCGTGGATGCGATGACGGGGAAGTACGTTTCCGTGTATAGCTGCGACGTGCCTGATCCGCTGAAAGCCGTTCCTGTGGCCTGAATGTTGTAGCCGTCTGTCGATACGTTCGTCACCACATGCCAGCCGTTAAAGTCACCATTAGTGGCGGCAACATTGATGATTCCGCCGTCAGAATATCCGTGCGCCGTGGAAGTAACCGCACCGTCAGCCGTGATAGCGGTAATCGTCTTGGTTCCGCCGCTAACGGCCAGATAGGTGAAGAACGACCAAATGCCGGTAGAGAAGTCATAGACCAGCGTCAAGGCAGAGGTTCCAAGCGTGAGTCCATACAGGTTATGCGCTCCCACCTTGGCGCTCCATGAATAGACAGTAGCCAAGTCGTCAGTATCGAGAATCTTGTCAATCTGCGGCGTGCTGATCTTCTTCGGTTGATTGCCTTCAATCTGATACACCCCGCGCCCGAATCCGTCCTGAGTCTGCCCTAGCCATACTATCGTCCCAATCATTTCCTTGACTGAGTTCTCATGGGCGCAACCGACTTTAAAGTACACATTGGATACTGGCGACAATACAGAACCCGGCGAGGCGTTCGCGGCATCGTAGAAGAACTCGGTTCCATACGTTTTCATCGCCACAATATATTCCTGATACCGTGCGATATAGACGCCATCGTATGAGTCAATCTGCGACTGGATGAAGTCCAATGCTTCCCATGCGGCGGGGTCTTCAATGTTTGACTGGTAAATCTCGCCTATCGAAGTCATGACGAAAATGCGGCCATCGAGGTACGCGCATCCTCTTACCGTGTTGGCAGGGTAATCGCCGTCCGTTACTTGCGTCACTGTGTAGCGGTTCGCCGCCGTCTCTGAGTACGTTGAAGCTGTGTCCCCGTCCTCCAGCATGGCCCAAGCCGCATAAACCTCGTCGCCGCTGGTGGTAATCTTCACGCCAGCGGTTACTGTGCCGGAAGCTGTAAGCGTAGTATCGAACCGCGCCCATGAGCCAGTCGTGGTTTCTACGGAGTACGTCGTTCCATCTACCGTGATGGAGATATTGCCTGTGCCTGTTTTGCGCTTCAGGTAGATTGAGAATGTGCGCTGTAGCGTATCCGTCAAGACAACTGATTGCAGCAATGTGGCATTAGCACCAGTTGCAGTCAGCGTATAGGCATCCGTACCCGCGCTAGGGTCTGTCTGCCCGGTCGTCAGCGTCATTGTGGTTGCCGTCCATACCGCATTGTCCAGTGCTTGCGAGTAAAGCAACTGGTTCGCACTTAGCGTCATGTAGTACGCTACTGTCTTGGTTTTGAGGAATAGGGTGCTCATGGGATTAGTGCGAAGTCGAAATAACCATCAGTCATAGTGCCGATTGATTCTAGCGTATAAGATGCGTCCGATATGTTGATTAAATGTACATCAGTGTTTGCGTAAGATGCAGCAGTTCCAACAACTACAATATTGGTTCCATTAGACGCGGCAGAAAACATCCATCCTTCAGGGATGCTAGATTCTTCCCATGTAACACCATCACTAGAACTAAGCATAGAACAATCAGCACCACCAGCTACAGGCTCAGAGCCAAATATGACGTATTTTTCTCCGTCCCATTCTATTGCCCCAGACCAAATTGTGCTGCCATACGAATTCACATTCCATGTAACCCCATCTGTAGAGTACTGAAATTGTGTGCCATTGATTGCCACGAATAACCCATTTATAAATACAAGTTTTTCATAATTAGCACTGCCGGGGAGCGTTATGCTTGGAGTTGTAGCTGCCGTCCAAGTAATTCCATCTGTTGAAGTTGTTGCGTAAGTAGTTCCAAGATAAGCCGTCAATGCTACAAACTTTCCTCCGCCATAAGCAAAAAGTCCACCATAGCCAGCAAAAGCGGCTGGCGCAGTTCTAGCAGTCCATGTAATTCCATCCGTGCTTGTATAGAAGTTTGCGCCAGCATCATAAGCCGCAGTTACAAATAATGTTCCATTGGATGCGATGTGAGAATTGCCATTCTCATCTTCTTCATCTGTTGTTGGAAGTTCTCTCGCCGTCCATGTCAATCCGTCAGTAGAAGTAGCGCCAGCATGTACATAAGGAGAGGAACCAGATAATCCCCACATTACAGCGCAAAATATCGTCCCATTCCACGCAACAGAACCCCACCACGCAGCGAACGGCATTGATCCATATTCCCACGTCAAACCATCTTCGCTTGTTGCACTGTATGTATTTCCTACAGCACAGAATTTGCTCCCGTTCCAGATTACATGGTTCCAATGATCGGCTATCGGAAGATAATTTATTGAATACTCTGATCCGGCACCACCAGCTAAAACTGCCTGATAAACTGTATTCCCGTAAATATTAACCAAATCCCCATTGAAGCACACAAGATTATTTCCAGCCCCGCTACCAGTAGCCAATTGATTCAACCCCGGCCTAACCGCAGCAATAGTCTTATCCTTCTTTTCCTCGGCAAGCACATTGACCATTCGCGCATTCTTGTTTGATGCGCCGTCTTTTGTGCTTATGTTGCCTACGACTGGTAGTCTCATGGGATCACCGCGAAGTCGTATTCACCATCAACTACGGTGCTAATGCTTGTCGGCGTTGTGCCGAACTTGAGCGCAGTACCGAAAACATGCGTAATCTGCCCATTGAAGCACATCAGGCCATTTCCATTTCCGCTAGAAGCCAGCAACGTATTCAGCCCCGGACGAACACACGCCATAAGCTCGCTGTCCTTCTCCGCGAGCATATTGGTAAGCCGCTCGTCCTTGTTGCTTGAGCCATCGCGTGTATCGACTTCGGTGACTAATGGAATTCTCATGTCAGTAGTCCGTCTGCCGCGTATTAGTCGGCCTACGACCGTCAAAGTCATCAACATAGACAGGCCCGTAATCAACATGTTGTACTGCCAGTTTGCGGATATTCTTCTCAGCCTTGTCGGCCTCATCAGCAAACCGTCGCATCTTCTGTTCCGGTATGCTGAAGTCGTCGCCTAAGTCGTAAGCAATCATGTCCTTCAACCAGCGCAGCATTGACACTTGCACATCCACGCCAGCCGATGCAGAAGTGTCGTCTGCTATGCGCTCATACGTCAGCTTTGCCGTGGTATCAGCAACAGGAACAGGCCAGAACACGAACTCCGCGCTTCCCTTCCAAAGGGCCTGTACTGGCGTGCCCGTCTCCGTCTTGTCCTGAATTGCGGCATATTGGCGCACGTCGATGATGCTAACCGGCATATCCTCGGAATTCTCTATCACCGTCATCGAAATAGGATAGGCAATATCAACTGATGCGCTTGCCGTGCTGATGCCAGCGGCCAAGCTGAACGATACCGGCGTCTTTGTCACTTTCGGCCAAAACACGCCAAGGCGGTGAATCTCCTTCAGCCGAAGGTCAATCGCCTCATAGACAATCGTCAAATCACCAGATGTTTCCGTTTCCTCGTCCGAATAGCCGAGTTTCCGCAGCACCATCGCGGCAAGTTGGTTTCTGGTTCTGGTGAAAGTAACTGACATGGCTTATCCTTTATCCCACGGCGCAATGCTCACAAGGTGTTCCTGTAACGTCCTTGCGGAAATGAGCTTCGCGCAATGATTGGAATTTCTCATTGTTCCAGATCGTCATAAAGTCGGTATCCGCAAGGTTCCCCATCACCCACCGTTCATGTGTGTCAAAACAGCATGCAGACACGTCACCGGAAGCCGTAACATGCCCCTCGCGCACTACCGCCCAACATGGCAACGCATCCCTCATTTTGTCCAACCGCCCCGGATTGCCGCGCACTTGCTGGCCGAACTCAACCTGTCCGCCGAAAGTGAAGCAGGGAAGCCAGTAATGTTCATCAACGTCATCCTGAATCAGCGTCACAGCGTCTTTCATTGCTTCGCCCTGTGCGCCATCGAACATGATTGAGCTTGCGTAAATGCCACAGTCGTATCCGCCTTCATCCCTGATGCGCCGTGCGTCCTTGATGTTCTGCACGATCTTGTCGAACACTCGCGGCGATACTCCGGCAATCTGCCGTACTTGCTGGCCGTCAGCGTAGTTGAACGAGAATTTCAGGCTGTTAAGCCCTGCCTCCATACAATCTTTGACGCGCTCTGCCGTAGCAAGGTGGCCGTTCGTAGTCAGGAAAACGTACTTTACGCCAGCATCCTTGCAATACTTGATGCCACGAACAAGGTTCTCTGCCAACATCGGTTCCCCGATGTAGAACAGGCCAATTTCCTCTGTTCCTGCCGCGACTAGATCGTCAATCAGCTTGGTGAACATTTCCCACGGCATTTCATGCTTCACTTCCTGCTTGCTTGAGGAGCAGAAAGCACACTTGAATTGGCAATGATCGTCAAGACTTATCTTTACCGAGCGAGGAGCCGGAAGCTTCGCCTGATGCCACTCGTCTGGAATTTCTGTGGTTCCGTCAATACGGCTAGTGATATTCATGCCGCGTGCCTTTCCGGCAATCCGCACTCGCCTATTTTGTTGTAACCAAGCACTCTGTTTTTTTCGTCATGCCATTCCTGCGAAAACTCGCAGCGTGAGTATTTCGAGAAACACGGCGTTCCAAGCGTGTAATGCACGATCTTGGCATTCTGATTCGGCGCATATTCCCCTACAAGGTGGTTGTACGCCTTTGGAATCTCGGCAATCTCATCAGCCCATTGGAATTGATGCAAATACATGCCTGAAGCTTCATTGACGATTTCGGGCGTCAATACACGGCATTTCGGATTGTTGAAGATCATCAAGCTAGACCAGTTCTTCATTGGATACCGAGTCTGTTTGTTTCCGAGGAACTTGTCCTCGTCAATCGGTGTGTAGCTATGTTTTACAACTGAAACCTGTGCGTTGTAGTCGCTCGTCTGCTTGAACAAGTCTGCAATGTCCATCCTGCAAAGCATGTCGCAATCCATGAAGATTGCCTTTCCTTCGTAGTTGCACAACCACGGCACAAGGAAGCGACTGAACGCAAATTCCGTGGATTGCGTAATCTCGCGCCCCCTTGTAAGTGGAAGATTCGACAACATGAGCGGCGTAATCTGCACCGGCTTGCTTGACTGGCGCATGATGCTGTTTGCAAGGACGTGATAGGCCACAGTCTCTTGCGGGTCATATCCGATAAACACCTTTATCGGGTTAGATAACATTGTTACTCCCTTTGCAATATTTGACATGGATATGCTTGCCGCGAGTGACTATCTTTCCGCACTTCGGACAAGCGTTTTCAGAACCTTCATTTACTTCTTCGGCGGGCGCTTGCCCTTCTTCTTTCCGCAAGGCATTTTCGATTCTCCTGTAGAGAGGATTGACAGACAGGGCTTCAATGGTAGCTTTGTCGGCAACGTCTGTAGGATTGCCGTAACTGAATATGTATCCGCGATACTCCTTGTAAGGCCCACCAACATAGGCGAACTTCATGCCGCTATCCTTTCCTTCGACTTAATCAATTGCTCAAGGTCATAACCTACCCGCTGAATTACTGGCATCCATGCGTTTGCATCGCCTTCAGGTTGTCTGTAAAGGCGAACGCTGCGATACCACGACATTGGCCCGGAAGCCCCGTAACGCCAAGCTGGCTTGTTCGGAACCATCACCCAACACGGCACTCCAAGCGCACCGGCAAGGTGGATAACGGAAGTGCAGCAGGAGATAACCAAGTCGCAAGACATGACGAGTTTTGCAGTTTCGTAATAGTCCTCTGCCTTCACTTCGTCGAATTGCTTGATGTCGTATCCTGCAACGCTGTTCAGCGTGTCAATCTCATCTTTGCAATCCGTGTACTGAAGGCTCACGAACTCTGCATCGTTGTTCAAGATTGACTTCCACCATGCAAGCGGAACCGTGCGGGTGGCCACACGTCCGGGCTTCAGTCCGCCAGTCCATGAGATTCCAACGCGGAACTTGTCGCCACGCGGCGCTGATTCTGCCTTGAGATACGGCGTGCCGGGGAAGTCCTCTCGCTTGTTGCGGTAATACTGCCCAAGAGAACCGATGGAAATGCGCCATTCCGGCTTGTGTTTCTCATGCCAGTTGATTACCTTGTCCTCTCTTGTGCCGATACAGACAAGTCCGGGGAATGCTTCCTCGAACAAGTGTTTCAACCGCTTATGGCACTCGAACACGACCTCGTTCGTTTTCATCAAGTCAGGTAGCATTGTTGCGAACATGATCTCGTCGCCAATGCCTTGTTCGCCATAGACTGCAACCTTACCTTTTGCCTTACCGTCCCACACTTGCGTACCCGGTATTTCCCGGTCTATCCGCATTCCGCTGCGGAAACCCCATTCATGCTCTTTCCAGCCACTTTCCCACTGGCCATCCTCAAGCATGGCAAGCGCCATATTCCAATGCGCCATTGTGCAGTCAGGGTCAAGTTTGATCGCACGCTTGGCTATCTGGATTGCCTTCTCTGGCGTGCCATTGTTGGTGAATAGCGCAGCGTAGTTGCCGAGTGCTGAAGCCGTTGGATTCTTCTTGATTGACTTCTCGAAATATTCATGGGCCTTTGCGATCTGTCCAGATTGCTTGTAAGCAATAGCCAGATTGCAAAGAATGTCACTGGTAGGCTGTTTCTTTGATGCGTGTTGCAGAAGGGCAATCGCCATTCCAAATCTGTTTGTTTGGAGATACAGCGTCCCTATTGTTGCGATCAATCCCGAGTTTTCGGGGTTTTGTGCAAGGATCAGGTCATAAAGTTTTTCAGCCTCATCGTATTGCTGAGCAAGATGAAGTGATGTCGCCTGCTCCCAAATCTGTTCGGCCATTTATCCTCCATAGAGGAAGGGGGCCGAAGCCCCCTTTCCCTCGTTGCTTCGTTACAGAACATCCATCGCAAAGATGCAGGTCATGTGGAACCCGCCCGTAATCGTTCCGACAGAGACAGTGCCGACAGTAATGTCGATAGTGTCATCGGTCGAATACGTGTACGGAGCGGAAGCCGTATTGATAACCCGCACAGTCGGTTGCGCCGAACTCATGGTAACAGACGACAGGTAACGGGCAGTCGAAACGCCGTCACCCACAGTAACCAGAGCATCACCGGAACCGCCAGTCAGAGCCATATAAACCAGCGTACCGCCCTGCGGCGCTTTCACCATCTGAACCACATCACCAGCCGACAGCGAAGTGGCGGCAGCAACGGAATAGACGGCGGTAGCAGCCACAAGACCAACACGCAGCGACTTGGTAGGCGAACCTGCATTTGCGACTTTGGTAGATTGACGAGTAGCCATATCAGTTCTCCTTAGTCAGCAGCGGCAGCGAAGAAGCCGGTCACGATGCCATGATCCTTTGGCGTAGTGAGATCGGATGCTCCAGTACCGAACCGCAGTTTTTCAATACCACGAATTTCCTGCACGCCAACGCCATGAAGGAACTCATAGTCGTCGGTATCCGTGGTGCTCTTGGTGCGTTGCGCCCAAGCTAGACCGATAGCTTGCGCACCGCAGAGATACACCGGCTCGATACGCGCACCGGCAGAACCGGACACGTCAAGCGCGGCAATCTCAGGCAGTTCTCGCAGGATCATGCCGTCCCACACCAGCGAGTCGCCGGTAAAGAGCGGGTTGTCCGTGCCACGAACACGCGCATCGCGGTTAGCCAAAGTCAGGACGTTGGTAGTCGGGTTGTCCTCGGTCAGATCGCGCCAAGCTTTCGGGCCGATGAAACAGACATACCATTCCTGATCCATTTCTCGCACATAGACAGGCTTGATCTTCGGAGCGCCAGCTTGTGCCAGTCGCTTCATCAGCGACAAGGCATTCGGCGTAAGTTGCTCTCCAGACGACAGGCCACCAACCGCAGTTGCGAAAGTGGCGTTGTAGTTGCTGGTAGCCAGGCCGAACAGAACGCGGTCAGAGTTGTTGGCAGTCCACGTATTGCGCTGTGCGGCAGACGATGACGTGTAGTTCACGCCGTCGATTTGCCCAAGCGCATTGGTGATACCGTCACGCAGCTTCTTTTGCGCCCATTCACGAAGTTGCGTCTTGGCCGCGTTGCGAAGGTCGATGACGGACTTCTGCACATCCCAATCATCAACAGCAACAGCGTGGCGCAGCACATCAACGGTTACTTTGTGGCTGCGGGAACCAAGGCGTTCTTCATTGCCCTTCAGGGTTTGGTTGCCGGTAACACCGTCACCGACAAGTTCATTGACAAGGGCAAAGGTAACGCTATCGCCCTTCTTTTTGGCCAGGTCTTCCTTAAGCTGGATAATCGAACCTTCATCCGTGCCCATGTACCGCTTGAAGCGTGATGCGCGTACATAGTCAGTGAAGAATTCGGAGTCCCATTGCTGAGGAGTCAGGCCACTAACGGCATAAGTTTGTGCCATAGCAGTTCTCCAGAAAAGTTAAAGGGATGAATCTCCGTTTGTTCGCCCGTATGTCGGCGGCACTCAAACGCCCAATAACCTCGGCGGCAGGACTGCATTTGCATAAAATTACACGCCCTTCAAGGATGGCGACTCCATAAATTGATTATATATCACGGTTTCAAAATATTATCAAGCGAAGGAGGCCCACCCCAAACAGCCTTGTTTCCGGGGGCGCTTTGGGCATTGGACAGGCTAGGCGGGATAGCCGCTATTTCTGCCTTCCTTGCCTCGTCCTTGGCCTTGAGTTCTGCCTCAAGTTTCAGCCGAACCTCTTTTTCAATGTTGGCCCTTAAGGAGTCAATATTCCCTGCTTGTTGTAGTTCCATGTAGTTTTTACCTGTTCTGTACGCAAATTCAGCAGGATCAGCAGCATTCATCCAGTGTTCACGCAAACCCGGAGTGTTTTGCAGAACATCAGCAAAGACATTGATTTTGTCATCGAAGTCATTGTATTTGCTACGCGCAATCTGCTCTGCGGTGTCCATTCTGGTCGTTGTGACGACTTTTGCAACTTCCTGCTTGAACGACGAAAGCGCACCCTCGGGATCATCCCAAAACGCCTTCGGTTCTTGGGGCGGTTGTGCTGCTTGGATTTCCTTAAGTTGGCGCTCGATCTCCTGCCGTTTGCGCCGTTCCTCGGACATGGCGGTATAGAACGCCCTTTCCTTCTCAGTCATCGGCTGTTGCTGTGCAGCAACAGGCTCGGGCGCTGGTTCGGGCGTGGCTTCGGGTTCAGGAACCGGCTCTTGTACCGGCTCTGCTACTGGTTCTGGCGCTTGCTCTGGCTCTGGTGCGGGTGCGGCCTCGCCTGAAAGGATACCGCCAAGGCTCAATTCATCACTCATATCTATCTCCACGACCTTAAGCAGTCGGCGCTCTCGCCCGCATCCCGGCGTCGGATTCCAGCATTTCCACAACCTTTAAGCCCAAACGTAGCCCTTCAACGTCCGGCGTCCCTATAGCTATAGCATTAACGAATTCACTTATCAATACCTCTAATGGCATTGGGACTGTCGGTTTATCGACAAAAACATGGTCGCCAACAGTTATTTTTATGGGCTTTCGATCAGAACTTATGCTGTATTCGCATTCAGCCTGGTCTAGGCCAAGGTCGATGCACATGGCGACAAGATGCGATCCCCAATCCCACCACGGATCAATCTTGCATGGCCCTCCGGCCTCACAAACGGCCTTCCTTGCGCCTTTCGGAATGTTGGCCTTGTACGCACGCCACAGCGGAGAATAGAGCCTCGTATGACCTGTAAAGACGATCCCGTCGTCCTCGGCAAGGTATAGCAGACTTCTGACTTCATCGGATGACATACAAACCGGCTTTTCAATGATGACCGGGATTCCTTGGTCAATCAGGTCGAAAGCTATCTTGTAGTGTGTCTCTGCCGGTGTTGCGATGATTACCCCATCGGCAGGAAGCATGTCTTCGCGTCCGCCTTGCCAACACATCAAGCCAAGATCATTGATCGTCTTGGCATAGACGTTTCCCCAATGGCCCTTTCCTATGACGCCCAATATCATCTGAACGGATGTATCAATGTGTTGTTGATGCGTTGCCTGATTTCCTTCTCATAGTTCCATGCCGTCATCAAAACCGGCTGGCCCTTCAGTTCCGACACTGGCAGGATTTGAATGTTTGTTCCCGGAATGTATTTGAATTGCTTCTTTGGCGTGTCATCTACGCAATACGCGATCTTGTCAGCGATGCCTAGATTGTGAATCAGCGTCGTTGCTTTTGCGGCAGCACCGAACGCCACAATGGTTTCATACTTGTCAGCCACATTGGACATTCTTTCCCTTCCTACATCTACAAGAGACTTAAGCCTGTTCCAGTTTATGTCCTCTTTCGGAAGAATCGCCTCCCTTCCGTGGCGCTTCGCCGTAACACGCATTGATCCGCCGTGAGTAGGAATATGCTCCCACTCTGTAAGCGTGAAGCCCATCCGTGTCAGGAATTTCGCCAGCGGCTTCAAATGGTGGTAGTCAAGATGTTCGTGATAGATCATGTCGAACTCGCCATTGCGGATCAAGTCCGGCAGGTATTGCACTTCAAACACTAGCGCACCGTCCAGCGTCAAGACGTTGTTGATCCCATTGAACACATCAACCAAGTCGTCAATGTGGGCCAATACATTGTTCGCAACAACAATGTCGAACTTGACCATCAGATTCTTTGAAAATGCCTCAGTAAAGCATTCCCTGATTCCATTGATGTGTTCCGCCGCAGGATCAACGCCAATAACCCAAAACCCCTCTTTCATTAGTACATCCATGAAAACGCCATTGTTGCACCCAATCTCAAGCACTCGTTTGGCTTCAGGATGCTGCTGGCGAAGGCGTTTGGCTACTGGCTCAAGGTACGTGGCAACCGTCTGCGGAGTTTGGTATTTGTAGTCGTTGAATAGCCCGGTAATGACGTAATGCTGCTGTACGTGGTCGCAATCCTCGCACTGCATAAGTTCCAGCGGGTATTTCTCCGCATCTGCGTCAGGCTCGGCCTTGTAGTTGTTCGCAATCGGAGTAGGTGCAAGCTCGAATACTTTGCGAACCTTGCCACCGCAAAGTCTGCATTCTGTTTTTTCCTTGACAGTTATATCGCTCACAGAAGTACCACTGACACGATGTCATCCATGTATGAGTCGTAATCCCGCTTCTCACTGGCGCACACGATCATTACGCTGTCCTCAAGGAACTCCATTGCGTGAGGAACAAGCGGCTTAGTGTCTATCGTATCTCCGGGATTGATGATGAGGTCAAGCGTCAAATGCTTTTCCATCGTGGCTTCTACATACCTCGCTTTGCCACTGAACAGATACATCACATGAGAATCCTGCTTGTGATAGTGGTTCGCCCTGACCGCGCCTTTTTTCGATTCAATCAGCATCACGTGCTTGAAAGTACCTTCCGCAACCGGAATTATTCTGCCGCGATCTTCTACAATTACTTCCCCCGTCTTTCCTAGCATATTGCCTCCTGTGCCTGTTGTAGTAACCATTTCTTGCGATTGCCCTTGTAGTGCATGATTGCCGCGTCATGCTGGTCATCTGCACTTTTGGGCGGGTAGTTGTAGATGGAACCTGGAAGAATCTTCACGTTGAAACCGTGGTCGTATTTCATCAACTCGCACACGATGCGCTGATCGCCTTCCCATTCCTGATACCGTTCTGGCATTTGCACAAGGTATCCTTTAACTGTAGTCCAGAATTCAGGATTGCGCGAGAAAACCACGCCGATATTGTACGGCATTACTTCCGCGTATTTACCCTCATGCGTGATAGTCCCGTCCCTGTTCGTCAGCGCAATGTCGAACGGGTCGTCGAATACATGCTCTACGGATTTGCGGAAGATGATATCTGTATCAACGAACAACCAATCACCCTTGCACCATTCATGCAGCGTCACACGGCGCACGGCCATAGGCATTGATCCGCCTATCCTGATTGTGTCTGTAACGCCTTGCGGGGATTTTGTGAAGCCATCAGTCAAATGGTAGATTTGAACGTCCGGCATGACTGCTTTTGCAGAGGCGATCATCTGATCTGCCATAGCAAGTATTGGCTTTGACTGAGGCCCGATGTCCTGTGCGAAGAAGCCAATCTTCATAGGCCGAGGAAGATACGCTTTTGTTTGCTGGTTGTCAACCTAAAGCACGTTTGTACTTTGTCTGCACTGGATAGCGTAATTCCTTGATCTCTTTCCGCACTGCACAAGCATACAGGTTCGCCTCGCCCTTGATGAATGAAAACCTGTCGGTCAGCGGGATGTCGTTAATGCTATTACCTTCCCTTGGCAGCAATCTGCAATCCTCAAGCTCGAATCCGTTCTGCGTGTAGAAGTCGTAATACCACGTCGGGTTAAGCCCGTAGAATCCGTGGTTTCCCCAATTAAACGGATTTTCGTGGAATACGTTGCCATCCTTGCAAAGCATCCCAGCCATGTTCATTCCGGCCTGTGCGATGTTAAAGCAATGCTCAAGTGTGCCTACGTCAAGTACAACATCGTATTGCTGTATATGCTGATCCTCAATCGGATAGTTCATGTCTGCAATTATCTCGCAGCCGCGCTCTTTCACGATGTCGAATACATGCAGTTCAGCGCCGAGAAGGTCAAACAGGCTTTCCGCATCAGGAACCAGGTGGTAGTGCATCCCGTGCCGTCTGCAAATCGCCTCTGAGTCTTTCCGATACTTCAGACTATATGCCTTGTTGCCAAGGATACTTTCGACCGTTTTCTGCGAAGCAAGAACGTCAGGATAGCCCATCGCGGCTACCTTGCTACCCTGTTTAATCTTGTGCGATGCCTTAAGCAGCACCAGTCCGGTCAGGGCCATCAGGCTGTCTGGTCTGCTGGCTTCTTGGTCTTGCGTTCTTTCTTCTCTGCTGCTTCTTTTTGTGTAGCTGCCTTTTGCGCCTCGATTACAACCTTGGCCTCGGCAATTTCTCTTTCCAGCGCGATTTTGGCTTCAGCAATTTCGCGTTCAAGCGTTAGTTCAGCCAAAGCCTTCTCTCTTGCAAGTTGCATTTCCTGTTCTTGCGATTCTCGTTTCAGCGCAAATTCTGCCTGCATGTTCTGTTGTTTTAGTTCAAGTTCAGCCGCTTTGACTTGAGACTGAGTTTGAATCTTCATCATGTCGGCCTCTTGATCCTGCTTCAACGCCTGATTTTCCTCAGTCAGCTTTTGCAACTCATCCTGCATCTGCTGCATTTGCTGTTCAACCTCTGGCGGAATCTGCGGCTGCTGCTCGTCCATCATCTTCAAGATACGATCCTTATTAGACAATGGCGACGCCTCAATGACAGCCTTCGGCGGCATCGGGAATCCCGACTTGACCATTTCGCCTAGCGTCTGGAAGTCCTCAATCTGCTGCGTAACTGCATCCGGCGCATCTGCCATCACGATGTCAACGTCAAGGTGCGCTACGTCGTTCTCGGTATCGACAACCTGCTGCATCATCGGGTCTTGGGCTATCTGCGCTTGCAACTGCTGCAATGCTTCTGGCGGTGCGCCTTGCTCCTGAGCCTGTTGCAGGATCATTTCGCCCTGCGTTACCGGCTTGTTAAGCCCGACCCACTTCAGATCGTTCGGCTCATCTGTAACGCGAATCCACATTTCCTCTTTCCAATACTGCTTGATGCGGTTCCATACTTTGCGATAGACGCGAACATCCAAGTGCTTCAGCACGTCGAAAATGGGCGCAAGTTCAGTCTGTGAAGTAACCTGCCTTTGTTGCAACGCAATGCCAGACATTAAGCGAACGTCCTTGCCAGCCGCCGCTGCGCTGTAGCTGATCGCGTCAATTTCCTGTTTCGCTTCAGCCAGCAAGTTGAACTGCCCCGCCGCCATGTCTCCCGTCTTGAGTACCTCGAACTCCATTCCGGGCGTCGTTTCCACAACGCCATCAGGCTTGGCAAGCTCCTGTCTGGTCTTGTTTACGTCCTCGACAGCCCCCCTTTCAAGCCTGATCTGGCGAACGCTCATCAAGTGCAGCGCCTTGCTGCCGCGCTTGTTGATTTCGTCCTGAATGTCCAGCAATTGACGGCACGCACCGTATCTGTCGCCTTCCGGCGTTACAAACAGCGATGCGAATTCATACGGCCATTCAGTTTCGCCTTCCTCGTTCTTGTATGGGCTTATTTTCGGCGCTTTGATATATCCACCGCGAGTTAGGCAGGCGTAATACACCTCACCTTTGCTGCGGTAGTACAATTCCACGATCTTGACGCGTTTCCGCGTGTCATCCATCCATCGCGGCTTGTCATCATACGTCTGTGAGCCGTTAATCATGTCCTCCAGAATGTCCTTGGCTTCCGGATACATATCAACGGCTTCGTCATAGTCCATCCATATGACTTGTCCGAGGTATCTGGCGTCTGAAAAGTCCTTCCTGCGGGAATGGGGATCGTAAATCAGTCGATCCCACATGATCTGGTTGATTTTGATCTTCAGGGAGTCTTTTTTCGGCTCGACAATAACATCAAGTCCGCACGTCCCTTCAATAATCAGGTTTTCAAACCCGGCAGAGCGTTTTTGCTTGTAGTCGTTGTCGTCAAGTACGAACCTGACGGCCTCGGTAGCGGCGGAAGATGCCCGATCATGCTTCGGTGTGCGCGGATAGGCTTTTGCGGTCGTCCGGTTCGACCGTTCCATCCCCATCAAACCGTCCATTTTCGGCTTGATTCGGTTCCTTACCGTCGCGGCCTGTTTCTGCGCTGCAAGTACCGACTTTTCAGCCGCAGTCCATTGATCGGAATCGTAGTAATTGCGGCTCTTTTCGGCAAGATTGCGCGTTTCCTGAGTGGCATCGTCTGACTCGTTAATCCACGTCACCAAACGCTGCAAACCATCGTCTTTTTTCGCTTCTGCCTTTGATTTCCTTGCCATGATGACCTCTTTTCTATCGCGTGAGTACGTTCCAAAGCCCCTGCCCAAGCCCCTTGTAGCCAGCCGCCATTTGCGAGAGCGACGGCGCACTGCGCGAACCCATAAAACCAAGATATTTTGCTGCTGTATATGCAGGAATGGCGAAAGGTAAGGATACTGCCGCTGCCAGCGGACTCTCCTGAGTCCATTCCCTTGCGAATGCTTGATGTTCCAGTGGTGCCAATGTGTCCTGTGCGCCCTGATCTCCCTGGTATTGCCGCCTCAGGTTAAGCAACTCCGCATTACTCATGTTTTGGGCCTGATTGTATAGCTCTGAAAGTCGTCCGTCGCTCATGCCGTCCTCCAAGTTTCTTCATCCTTCTCCTCGAACCGCATCCAGCGGTCGACTTTCTCCTTTTTCTTCTCGATCACCTTCAACCAAGGCCGCGACATGCACGCATATCGAACGTCATCGTATGCGTGGTCTTCCTGATCCGAATCAACGTCCTCAGGATCGTTCCTGTCCATGATAACATCCGGCATCGTCCGCCAAAAGCCATCGTGGCAATTCGTCGTAGCATACAGCATCGGGCCTTCTTCGTCCCCTGCAATTCTGCTCCGAATCTCAAGATACCCGGCATGCCGTGAATTGTCCGCTTTCCGCAGCGCAAATCCATACTTATTGAAAACACGGTTCATCGCCTCCGAATGCGACGGCCCACCATCCACTTTCCACATTGACGGGTCTGCGATGATGTACCCCGGTTTCTTGCCTCGAAGCCGCTCAACGATACCAGTTGCGACTTCCTCAACCTCCATCCGCAACCCTTCGTTCGCCTTACCGTTCCAGCCATACCACTCATTGTACCGAATCATGCTTCCGCGCCTGAAAATCCTACCATCCTGCAACGCTTCGCCATTCGCAATGCACCACATTCCAAACGAAAACGGCCTAGACGAACCCCAATCCAGCGACCCGAAGCACATCCAGTCATCAGGCGGCGTAAATGGCTCAACCGCATGAACGCTTTTCCTCAATTTCTCGAACGCCTGCCCCGCAATAATGTCCCAATCCCCATCCAGCATCGCCCGAACCAGCGTATCCGCCCCCAACCCGCGCAACCTGTCCGCGTAGGCCGGGTCATCCTCCAGCAGGTATGGGTTGTCCGACAGCTTCGCAGATATGAACTGACGCAACATCCCCCCCTCGTCAGGCGGGCAGCGCCATACCTCGTGCGCCGGTTTCGGTGAAATGAACGTCCGCTTAACCCACGCATGGCCCACAGACCCTGGGTTTGAGGCGCATTCAATCCTCGGAATCCTCGTCCGGTATTTCTCAGGAATCTCCAGACCAGCAATCCGCACCCTGGATCGCAGGAACCGGTACTGGTACTCTGAAAAGTGCGTAAGCTCATCCATGATTAGGACGTGAATCTCCGCACCCCTGTACTTCTCCACATCATTCTCGCTGTCGCAATAACACAAGTGCAACACCGATCCATTCCAGAACACAAACTCGTTCTCGACCGCCCGATACCGCACATTCCCGCTCTGAATATACGGCTCCAGCATCACAAAGAAACTCGTCGGCCCCCTTAAATGGTTGTCCCGCAAGTCAGGCAACGTGCGCCGGAAGAAATATACCTGCACCCCAGGAACTTCCACACACCACCTTATCGCGCTCGTCCGTTCCAGATAACTCTTACCCCCCCCTGCCGCCCCGCCATACAGCGTTTCCGTCGCATCAGTCAGAAACGCCAAGCTCTGCTTCGGCGTCAGTACAATGTCAGATGATGCCTGCGCTTGCATCCACAGCTTCCTCTATCTCCAGCGGAATGCCCTCAACCACCTTTTCTTCCTGCGGCAACTCAATCACCGCCGTAACAATGTTCAGCACCGGAACCGCCTTGTGCGTTACCTCCACCTTATCCCCAAACCGGTTCCTGTCCCATTTGCTAGCCGCCCACTTACGCGTATCCACACGCAGCTTGCGTACATTCACATCCTCCGGCGTCGCACCGTCAGCAATATCCAACGTTTCATGTACCTCCTTGTCAGCCCGAGCCTCCAGCGCCAACCGATACGCTTCCATCCGGTTCCCGGCGCTTAACCATTTCCACAGCACGGAATACTTGATCCCTTCAGCAGCTCCAATCTCGCTAAGACTCATGCCATCCGATACTTGATCGCAGATCATGTGCAGTACGCCATCTGCCTCATGCGCCTGAACCAGTGCGTCCATCCTCTGCCAGCCTAGTTTAGCCAATTCACCCATTAACCCTATATATCACATCGGGTTGATAATTAATAGCGGGAATTGGGGATGGGCATATATACCCATACCAATGCCCCCTTGCCCCTGCACATGAGACTTAACCCCCCCCTAGGTCGTGGTATGCCTCAAAAAACCCAATCCGGCCAGTGCATTATCTGCCTTGCCATGCCAATGCGCTACTTTACATAATGCTGATACTGCGCGTCGTAAGTACTTACACTCATTACATATCAAGCACTTAGCACGCGCATACTGTGAGAATCGTTCTCATCTAGCCCATAAGCTGCTGGTTAATGCGAATGAATGCTATTTAGGCTAGCATATTAGCAATTGATTATGATACCTGGTGCGCATGGGCCAGCAATGCACCATCGACCTCGCCTACTGGATGCGGCCAGGGCTTGCCAGAATCGCTCAAACTGGCCTCGGGCTGGGCAGGGTAGGCATGGGGATGGTTGGAACAAGCAATCCACCACATCCGCGCCCAACTAAAGCATGACAGATTGTGACGGGTTATTGGAAACCTTGCCCCGACGGCAGTAAAGCGTCGTGTTGGGCTCCATGTCGGGCTAGTGCATCTATTCCATTACAGTTAAAGTTATACAACGCGTGCGCACCGCGCGCGCTACTTTTAGTAGTAATCAAGTACTTGCACTAACCCCGACATAAGTGTATAATCTTAGTGTTTTCAACTTACATTACGGTAATTTTATGCCATGGCCTGATTGGAGCAGGGAAACGAATATTGATATTTTGGAAGCTCATCGTCGATTTGAGGTGCAACGAGTTCGCAAATATCAGACTCGGGCGTTGAGTTTACGTGTTTCACGGGCTCGGGAATTGATATCAACCCTGCCTGCACGAGAGGTGAGGCAGGAGGTGAGGCAGGTGGATTTTGACCGCATCATGGCTGAAACAGGCATACGGGCACGCTCATTGCTGGCGCTATTAGTTGAGCTTGGATTGGAATATCGAGGTGGATTTGGATACCCGGTTTCGTGGCCGGGATGGCAAAAACAATATGTAGCACGGTGGATAGAGGAGAAGATTATACCTAGTATTGATTATGATGATTGGCTCTCATTGGATGAAATCGGGGTATCAATGATGCGAGACGATGAAGACAAAGACGTTGATATCACTAATCGCGGCCTGCGCATGGCCTTGGAATCTCATGGATACAAAACTATTCGCCGCGCAGACTCTAGGGGCATCATCGGATATCGCATCAAACCGTCTCCAGCTATATCAATATAGTCTTATCTTATCCTGCCATAGAAACAACTTAGTTGCATTTGTATCGTGACTTGTATATTGTACAGCCATGCGACACGGTAACGCCGCACCGACTAGCGGCTCTAGATAGGGGATAGCGAGCATGAAACAGCATTACTACTACAACGGGCAAGCGGCGACGATGGGCAGTGTGAAGGCGATTTGGGATCAATACACGGCTTCGGACTGGGACAGGGAACATGCGGATGAAGTCTTTGCCCTGGCGCTTTACGAAGATCACCCGCTTGCCGAGGATGCCCGCGAAAAGCTTATTGAGGCGGGAATTGAGATTCCGGCCTAACCCTCAGCCAATGCCCGTCGCAGCGGGCATTCACGGAGAGTTACGGTTCCGCCTGCCGATTCAGGCGCAGATAGATAGTGGTAAATCATGCTCAAACATAGCAAAGCCGAGATTGCTTATCACGATGGAATGAAGGAATTCCGCACTGCCGCTGCTGCCTTCGCCAAAGTACAAGAAGATTACCGCGCCTTACTCATTGGTGACTTGGAATACCTTGACGGGCGCAAGGAATATGAAAAAGTCTGCGCGAGGGTTGACGCGTTGGAATCGGCAATATAACCACGGTAAGCCAGTTAGCAATAGCTGGCTTATAAGCCTTCCAGCTTGGCTCATAAAGCTGGCTTATAACGATAGGGGATACACAATGACCGCAATCGAAACGAAACATACGCCGGGGAAGTGGGTTGCAAATGGTAGCGATACCAGCCTTGCAACATGGGTTGAAGATGCGGATGGTAAGCGCATTTGCACCATGAAGCAGGCCGCAGATGATTGGGATCTGGCGCAATTGATCGCCCAAGCTCCGGACCTGCTTGCCGAACGCGACAGGTTGCGCCAGGTCAATGCGGAGCTGGTGGCGGCTTTGGATAGACTGATATTTGCCGCAGAGTGCCGGGATAACACAATGGGCGACCCATCAAGACTAATTGACGTTAAGGCTTCGCTTGTAGCTGCTACAGTGTTGGCGCGGTCTGTTAGTTTCGAAGCCAAACACGCCCGCGCAGCACTCGCCAAAGCTCAAGCCGAATAGCGCCTAACCCTAATGCGCCTTCGATGAGGGCGCATTGTGGCGATAGTGCCGATAACTTAGGGGAACTGAAATGCAAACCCACTTCGTAACCGAACCGTCCGCTATTCACGCCATCCGCGCCGCCGAGTGCTGGCATATATGGTCGCCGCGCATGGCCAGGCTGTACGCCAAGCGGCATGGCGTGCCGTTGGAATTGCTTATTCTGGCCCGCGTATTGAGGGCCGCAACGAGGAGGGGGATGTAATGAAACTGACTACTACGCTGTCAAAAATCCGGGAATTATCGCCGTGCACCGATGGATGGAAGAAGCTTGTAAAGCATCTAGGCGGGATTAAGTATTACGGAGAGGATACTCCGATCAACCTGCTTACTATTCTGGATAGCAATGGCGTGCCGGATATGCTCTGGTGCTTGCGGGCTACGGTCGAGGACAGTAAAGCCGTTTCCTCACAGCTTGCCATTGCTTTCGCAGAGGAAGTCTTGCCTATTTTCGAGGCGCGTTATCCTGATGACATGCGGCCGCGCATGGCAATTCAAGCGGCGAAGGATTTTGCGGTAGGGAAAATAAGTAAACAAGAAGTTCGCGCTTATGCTGCTGATGCTGCTGCTTATGCTGATGCTGCTGATGCTGCTGCTGCTGCTTATGCTTATGCTGCTGATGCTGCTGCTGCTGCTGCTTATGGTGCTGCTGCTGCTTATGCTTATGCTGCTTATGCTTATGCTGCTGATGCTGCTGCTGCTGCTGCTTATGCTGCTGATGCTGCTGCTGCTGCTGATGCTGCTGCTGATGCTGCTGATGCTTATGCTTATGCTTATGCTGCTGCTGCTGCTGCGAGAGAAAAAGCACGCGCACGCCAAGCCGACATAATCCGAGGTATTTTGCTATGACCTGCGACGACAACACGCTGATAGCCTTCCT